CAAACGAAGGCGATCATGTAATCTTTGGTAAGTACTCTGGTTTAATCTATCAGGGTGCTGATGAAAAAGAATACCGTATCATTAATGATTTAGATGTTGTAGCGTTAGTAGACTAGGAGAAAACATGTCAGAAGAAAACAAAGTAGTAGAACCTGTTCAAGAACCAGACCAACAACAAGGAAACGAAGTCTTAGAAAAAGAAGCTCGTGTATTTGGTTGGGTACCTAAAGAAGAGTTTAGGGGTTCAGATGATGATTGGGTAGATGCAGATACATTCGTAAAACGTGGTAAGGAAATTAATCCTATACTTCGTAAGAACAATGAACTTCTTATGAAGAGACTAGATGAAAAAGCTAGAGAGATTGATACTATTAAAAAGGATGTAGAAGAGTTCAAGAAGTTTCAAAAGGAATCTTTTGATAAAAAGAAAGTTGAACTTGAATCTGAAATCGTAGCCTTAAAATCTCAAAAGAGAACAGCGATAGCTGAGGGTAACGGAGATCTAGTAGTAGACCTAGATGATCGTATTGACGAACTAAAAGAAGCACAGCGGGAAGCCAAAGCGGAGAGTAAAGCTCCACCGCCACAAGCAGAACCTACACCCGTAGCAGTAGACCCTGAGATCTCAGCATGGTTAGACCGTAATAAATGGTTTGGTCAAGATACTGAATTAACAGAAATGTCTAATGCATTAGGTGCTAATGTAAGAAAGCAGTTCCCTCACCTAACAGGTCGTGAGTTTCTTGATAAGATAGATGAAAAGCTTGCTGACTATTTTCCTGAAAAGTTTATGAAAAAACCTAAGGTTAATTCTGTAGACAGTTCAGGTAGTGTAAGGTCTAGTGGTAGTAGCGGTAAAAAGTCTTATGACAACTTACCACCAGAAGCTAAAACAGCATGTGATCGATTCATTAAAAATGGATGGATTAAATCTAAACAAGAATATGTAGACAGTTACGACTGGAATTAAGGAGAAAAACTATGGCTAAAGCATTAACAATTGAAGAAAAGAAAGAAGCAGCATTAACTAGAACTGAAGTTGAACGTCCTACACGTGAGCGTGTTAGAAACGTATTTAATGGAACTCAAGCTAAGCTGACTGTAAATCATCAAATCCCTGGATATAAACTGCACATCTTTAATGATGAGCCTGGTCGTGTCCAGACCGCAATCGATGGAGGTTGGGAATTTGTAACTCCTGATGAGGTGGGCGGTGTAAAAGATAGCGTTACATCTGGTAATACAGATCTAGGAGAAAAGGTAAGATACCTCGTTGGTACAAGTGAGAAAGGTGATGGACTTTATGCCTACTTGTTAAAGATTAAACAAGAGTGGTGGGAAGAAGATCAAAAAGAATTACATAAACGAAATGATCGCGTAGATGATGCAATCCGTGGTGGTGTAAATGTCAAAGAAGGTACGTCCTCTGAAGGCTTCTATACTCCTAAGGGTGGTATTAACTACAAAACATAAACTTAATTTCTAAAAGGAAATAAAATGGCTAACGCAAATACCCCTCGTGGACTTAGCCCAGTAGGAACAATTACTGGTGCTGCGTACAACGAACAAGGTCGCCTTTACGCTATCGCTAACGACGGAACAAACACATACGCAATTGGTGATGTTGTTAAAGTTGCAGGTTCTAGTGATGCAAATGGTGTACCTTACGTAACAAAAGCGGCTTCTACTGATACACCAGTTGGTGTTATTGTAGGTATCCGCGTATCAGATCCAGGTGTATCTCTAGTAGGTACTACATTGGCTCTAAACACAATCTATCTACCACTTAACTCAGGTCTTCGCTATGTATTCGTAGTTGATGATCCTTCAGTTATTTTCGAAATAGAAGGTGATGCTACTGGTGTAGCTGCTGCTGACGTATTCAAACTTGCTGGTATGACAATTACTGCCAACCAAACAACGCTTGCTCAATCAGCTCCGCTATCTTCAACAGTATTGAACGCTTCTTCATTCCTTGCTTCTAGTGCTTCTGGCTCTTTAGCATTGCCATTACAAATTATTGGTTTAGTGCAAACAGTTAATAATACAACTGGTGCCTATGCAAGTACATTGGTAAAATGGAACAAGCATCAATTCCTCAACCCAGTTGGCACGGCTTAATAAGGAGAATATAACATGGCTGGTATTATAACAACCGCTTCACACCCTAAGGCCCTTTGGCCTGGGATCAAAGCATGGTGGGGTCAAGTCTACGATGAACATAAAGAAGAATATTCTCAATTGTTCGACAGTGACACATCCTCAATGAACTATGAAGAAGATGTTCAACTTACAGGTTTCGGTTTAGCTCCAGTTAAATCCGAAGGTTCTGGCGTTGCATACGATTCAGAAATTCAAGGTTTCACAACACGATACACTCACGTTGCTTACGCACTTGGTTATATCGTAACAAAAGAAGAGTTAGATGACAACTTGTATGAACAAGTATCACGTCGTAGAGCTGCTGCATTAGCTATGTCTTTCCGTCAAACGAAAGAAAACATTGGTGCAAACATTTACAATCGTGCATTTAACGGTACATATCTAGGTGGTGACGGTGTGTCTTTAGCTTCAACAGCACATCCTAACACATCAGGTGGTACGTTTGCTAACAAACCAACAGTTGACGCTGATCTTTCTGAAGCTTCTTTAGAAGATGCATTAACAGCAATTATGGGCTTCCAAAATGACCGTGGTCTTTTGATCAATGTTATGCCAAGAAGTTTAATTGTTGCTCGTCAAAACTTCTGGAATGCACATCGCATTCTTAAGTCAGCATACACACCATCAACAGCAAACAATGCAGTGAACGTTTTAGTAGCGACAAATGCTTTACCAGAAGGTATCGTAATGAACCACTACTTAACATCACCAAATGCATGGTTTGTTAGAACTAACATCCAAAACGGTCTCAAGTACTACTCACGTGTTGGTATTCAATTTGATCAAGACAATGATTTTGATACAATGAATGCTAAGGCTAAGGGTTACGAAAGATACTCATTTGGCTGGACAGACCCTAGAGCAATCTACGGTGTTAACGGTCCTTAATTAGGACTATATGAGATGTAGAGGGGGCGAGTTAAAGCTCCCTCTTATCTTTACTTAGGAGTTTATATGTCATATCCAATCGAAGAGAAAAAAGGTAAACGCCCACCTGTCAAAAAGGGTAAATAATTTATTGTTCTCTGATGACGCTTAGAGATAAGCGTTGTTAATGAATATAACAACGTCAAAGGAGATTTATATGGGTAATCCAACAAGATTTACAAGTGGAGTAGGAACAGCTTACCAAGGTGAAATATTAGGTAACTATCCTCTTCCAGATCCGTTTCATACTGGTAGTACACAAGGTTTAGGTATTTCAATTTATGAAAATGACTTTAACACACTTATTGGTACTGACTACACAATAACTGGCTCTTCATCAACATTTGCATTGTCAAGTACAATCGTTGGTGGTGCAGGTGTATTAACACCAGGTGCAGCTACAACAGCTACAGCTGCTTACAAAGCGGGCTCATTCTTACAATTCCAAGCTGGTAATCAGTTCTGGTATGAAGCACGATTTAAAGCATCAGCTGTATCAAGTACTAAGTCATTCTATGTAGGTTTACGTAATGGTTCAGGTGTAACTGATGGTTTATGGTTTGCTAAAGCAGCATCATCAACCTCTGTTAACTTAGTATCAACAGTAGGTTCTACAGCTACTACTTTAGTAACTGGCGTAGCAACAGCTGCAGCAGATACATGGCTTAACTTAGGTTTCTATTATGATGGTACTGATCTACTAGTCTATTCAGACAATGCTTTAGTAGCTCGTGTTTCATCTCCAACAATTGGTACTTCAGGTACAACACTATCAAGTGTATTAATGGGCCCTGTTTTCCAAATTACTCCAACAGCAACTGATACATTAACTGTTGATTTCGTTTTAGCTGCTCAAGAACTAGTACGCTAATAGGAGAACAACATGGCTAATTCAGTTCAGATTCAAACGTTAGTTGATAGTGAACGTAACTTAGTTGTTAAATTAGTTGGTATTTTAGATACAAGTAACGTAAGTTTAGCTACATTAATTGACCCAGCACTTGTTGCTGCAGTTAATGCTTCAGGTTTAAACTCACAACAACCTACTAAAGTAGCAATTAAAAAAGTAACTTATGACGTAGAAGATGGCTTAGCTGTTAACCTTTATTGGGATGCCACAGCAGATGTACCTATTTGGCGATTTGTAGGTAGGGGATTTGTAATGGGAGAACATATTGGTTTCTTACAAAACAATGCTGGTGCAGGTGTTACTGGTAAAGTTTTATACGATACAGACGGTTATTCATCAGGCTCAGTATCATTCAGTTTATTAATTGAATGTATTAAGCAGTGGAGTTAATATGGAAGAAATCATAGGACTATTGTTCCATGCACGTACTGTTGCACATATCGAGCATTTAAAGACTAAGAGCTATGCTCAACACAAAGCTCTTGGTAAATTCTATGATGAAGTTGTTGAACGAGCTGACGATCTTGCAGAAGCATTTCAGGGGGATGAAGGTATTATGGCTGACATCCCTTTGTTTTCTAGTATGCCTACTGACACTATTGATAACTTCTTAGTTAAACAAGTTAACATGATTGAGAAACTAAGAGTATCAGCGTCTAGTAGAAAAGCTGTTCAAAACATCATTGATGAAGTAATTGCTTTATATCTAAGTACTATTTATAAACTTAGGAATCTTTCATGATTGAAACTACTCAAAGTAATGTAAAACAAATGGAACTCTCTGCTATTATTACAAGAGCAGATGGAACTACAGAAGACCTTGGAACAATTCAATATTGGCACAAGAATGTATTTAAACGTATTTTATGGAGAATTAAAAAATGGCTACACTTCTAGTTAACACAGGAAAAGCTATTGTCACTAACAGATTAAACAGTGGCGGTACTATTCCAAGTTATGTTGCTTATGGCACAGGTGCTGGTACTACAGGTTTAACAGATACTACTCTTTTTACTGAGACTGGTACACGTCAACTAGGTACTGTTACTCAAGTTACAACAACAACAACTAATGATACTTTTCAAGTAGTAGGTACTCAAACTGCTGGTGGTACATTAGCAATCACTAATGCTGGTTTATTTGATGCTGTAACTGTTGGTAACTTATTTGTCAAAGGTGACTTTGCTACAATTAACTTAACAACTGGTGACAGTATTCAGTTTACATTTAAAACACAATTTAGTTAAAATGACATGCTACTTAACAGCTCTGCTCTTAATACCGTTGTACTCAATGGGTCACTCAGCGGGACTGCTTACACTAAAGCTGTAACCGCAGCCTCCTCATCAGTAGCAAGTTTTGTTAAGAACGCTGGAGTTGTACGAAGTGTTTTAAGTACCTCAACAGCAGTATTAGTTAGACAAATAAATAAGCTAGTGACAGCGGTTCAAACAACTGCTGTTACTATTCTTAGAGCTTTAACTAAGACAATTACTAGTAGTGTTTCTACTAGTACAGCATCAATTATTAAACAAGTACGTAAGGTAGTTTCTGCCTTATCTACTAGTGCTATAACAATATTAAGACCTCTTTCTAAAGTTTTAACAGCAACTGTTAGTTCAGTATCTAGTATAACCAGGGTTATTGGTAAACTTATATCTTATTTAGTAACAAGTACAAGTATCCTATATAAAGGATTAGGTCAAAGAGTTACAGCAGTATCAGCATCAACTGCAACAGTATTAAAACAAATAGGTAAAATAGTAGTATCTAGTGTAGTATCTACAATTAGCATTGCTCGTGCAATTATCTATGGAAAAGTTTTAACAGTTAGTTCTAATGTAATAGAAACCATAACTAAACAAACAAATAAATTGTTATCTGCAGTGTCTACTGTAGCACAATCTTTAGTTAAATCTGTACGTAAATTAATAAACGCTACAGGATCTAACATTGTAACTATAACTAGACAAACTGGTAAATTAGTTAATGTTTCTGTATCTAGTGCTATAAACATTATTAAACGTGTAGGTAAACTAGTAGTAGCTTTAGTAACCTCAAGTGTTACTATACTTAAGTACTATAGTAAGATTGTTTTACAAGTAGAAGTAGTAGCGGCTACAATACTTACAGCAGTTAATAGACTAGTAACCCTATTGGCTTACTCATCTTCTACAGCAAGTATAGTTAAACAAACTCGTAAGACCTTTTCTATAGTGTCTAGTTCTGTCTCTACTTTAGTTAGACGTATAGGTAAACTTATTACTTATGCCTCAACATCTACAGTTAGTATTGTTAGAGCCCTTACAAGGGTACTTACAGTTGTATCCACAGTAACACAAACTATAAGAAAACTAGTATCAAAAACCCTTACTAGTATCTCTACAAGTATAGCTAATATAACTAAATCTATTGGAAAACTAATAGTTTCTGTAGTAACTTCTACGGCTAGCTTACTTAAAGCTAAAATAGTTGACCTAGTTACAATAGTTACCTCTACAGTAAGTTTAGTAAAAACAAGAACAATTATCTTGACATTTGCAGTAAATTGTGGTATTATATTAAGTAAGAGTATTAATAAGTATCTTAATATCTTATCTAATGTAATCATTAGTTTAGTAACTAATGTAATTTCATTTATAAACTTTGACCGTAGCAAGCTAATCTATGCTGTTACCAAAGTTAGAGAAATAGCCAAAGTTAGATTCGATACAATATTTACAGCTACCCAAAACTTAAGGGAAGTGACTATTGTTAAGTTCAGAACAATATTTATTAATAAGGACAATCAAGTATGAGTGCCTCATTCTCTTATAAACTAACCACCGAGAACGAACAGTTTACGTTTGACTTCTCACCCGTGTTAGGATCAACCGAGACAATTAGTTCAGCTGCCTGTACTGTTACAGTGCAAGAAGGAACAGATTCAAGTCCTAGTTCTATTATGTCAGGTAGTCCTGCTATTAGTGGATCTAAAGTTACACAACGAATATACAATGGTTTAGACGGGGTCATCTATCGTCTTCAAATGTCAGCAACTACTTCATTAACTAATGTATACACTATTGTAGCAGACTTACAAGTAATAAGCCCAACTAACCTCTAATCATGTCATATACCGCAAGATACGACAAGGGTAATTGGAAAGCGTTATGTGATGTATGTGGTAGGCTATATAAAGCCACAATGTTACAGAAACGTTGGGATGGTCTCATGTGCTGTGATGATGACTGGGAAATCCGTCAACCACAAGACTTTGTTAAGGGTCAAGCAGACCATCAAATAGCTCCATGGATAAGAAGTGAGTCTTCTAATAACTTTATTCCAGTAACATTAATTCAGTGGTTTAGTCTTTTCTCAGTGTCAAATAGTACTATTAAAGCTGACAAAGTTACACATGATTATAACAATAAGAAATTAGTAAATGGTTCAGCACTTAATAACACAACTTTAGGATAACATTATGGCAGGCAATATACAATTTACAAATAATGCTTCAACTACACTAGCATCAAGTATAACAAGTAGTGCTACTTCATTAACTGTTGCTGCTGCAACTGGTACTTTATTCCCTACATTAGCAGGGTCTCAATTCTTCTACTGTACTTTAATTAATGCAGCTGGTACTGTCCTTGAAATTGTTAAAGTTACTGCTAGATCTACAGATACATTTACTATAGTTCGTGCACAAGATGGTACAACAGCTCAAGCTTTTGTTGCTGGTGATAAAGTAGAGTTACGTATTGTTGCTGCTGACATGAATAACTTCCCACAACTAGACTCAACTAATACTTTTGCAGCAGCTCAAACATTTACTGCGGCTCCGGTATTTAATGGTGGTTTAGGTACCCCTGCTTCTGGTACATTAACTAATGCAACAGGATTGCCTTTAACTACAGGTGTTACTGGTACACTTCCAATTGCTAACGGTGGTACAAACAATGCATCTTTAGCAGTTACTGCTGGTGGTACTGTTTATACTGATGGTTCTAAACTAGTTAACGTTGGTGCAGGTACATCTGGTCAAGTATTAACATCTAATGGTGCATCTGCTCCTACATGGTCAGCTGTACCTTCTTCAGGTAACTCTGCAACAGCCACAGCCTCTGGTACTGTTACTATAAGAAAAGCTGTACTTTTACAATCTGATGCTTCTGTTGTTCAAATGACAGGTACTAATGCTGCTTTAAATTATACTAGCCCTGCATTTGGAACTGTAGGCACTAATCAACCTTTCTGCCCTGCAGGTGCAGCTGTAAATAGTGCAGGTACTGTTGTAGTTGTAAGTTCTCGTGCTGCTAACTCTGCAAATATGGTTGTAACTGTTGGAACAATTTCAGGTACTAGTATAACTTGGGGAACTCCTGTAACATCTACAACTATAATACAGGATTATACTAAATTTCTAAACTCAGTTACTTATGATATTACTTTAGCTAGATGGGTAGTTTTTAATGGTACAAACACTCTCGGTCAAATTCAATCTAGAGTAGTTACTGTATCAGGTACAGTTCCTACTTTAGGTACAGCATTTATTATAGGAGGTCTAGCAAATTATGGTCTTGGTGGGGCAGCTTCATATGATGTAACTTCAGGTAAACATGTATTACTTTACACTGCAGTAACTACAGGCTATCCTACTATAAGCGTACTTACAGTTTCAGGTACTACTTTAACAGCAGGTACTGCTGTAACAGTAGAGTCTGTAGCGACGACCCCCGCACTTGACAGTGTTGGTACTTTAAGGATTCTTTATGATTCTCTTAGTTCTAAAAACTTTATTATGTGGAGAAATAATACTACAGGCACCTTAAAGATTAATATGGTAACAGTATCTGGTACTACTGCTACTTTAGGTACTGCTGTAGATACTAGTATTTCTTCAAGTCTAAGTTTGGGTGCAGCTTCTAGTGCTTCTAATGGTGCTTTCAATAATGTTATTGTTGTTGATTCAAATAGATCAAGATATATAGTTATAGCTACGAATACTAGTAATATTCTTTCTACTAAAGAATATACTTTATCAGGAGCTAACTTATCTTTTTCAGCTAACTTAACTTTTTCATATTTAGGTAGTGGTCCTACTGCTGCCTACTATGATGCTACTAGTTCTGTATTAAGTATACTGTATGGTAATGCATTATATCAATATAAATATAGTTCTTTATATACTAATACTTATTCATTAATTAATAATTATCCTGCAACTCTAAGTGGTTCTGACGGAGTAATTAATAAAGTTTCAAGTAACTTTTTATTTACACTTACAACTATTTGGGTAGAAACAGGTAGTGGTTGTTGTTACGGTCGTGGAGGGTATGCTTATGGTTATCTTAGCACAACGGCTACAAGTAATTTAAATCTAGGAATGCCTTATGGAATTTCTAATGCAACTTATACTACAGGACAAACAGCAACTATTCTTTATAGTGGTTCTGGAAATAACATAGGAGGTTTTACAGGATTAAGTCCAGGTAGTGTTTATTATTATGATAATACTAATACTTTAGTAAATACTGGTGTTAGTCTAGCTTCTGGTGGTTTTGCTACTGTTGCTATTTCAACAACAAATGTTAGACTATAATAAAGGAAATTTATGCAGACAATTACAAAAGATAATTCATCATGCTATTTATATGATGATACTGAAATCATTATAATTCAAGAAGATTTAACAATTGTTGGTAATCCTGAAACATTAATTATTTCAGATATTAATATTAATAATGGTAAGTTATATCAAAATGTTACACCTCCAGCAGATTGGGAAGGTAACAAATATATGTTTGATGGTACTACTTGGTCTATTAGTCCAAGTTATGTACCACCTCCTGTACAACCACAAACATCAGGAATGGAAACTGTATAGTGGTAACTAGAGTAGATCCCAAGTTTATATTTACATACGAAGATACAACTGTTAATGTATTTCATGTAAATAAAGGTGAAGGTCTTCCTAGTCATAGTCATGCTTATACTCATGCTACTATTTGCCATGCAGGCTCAATACTAATTACTAAACCTGAGTTGACTAAAACTCTAACAAAAGAATCAGGTCCAGTTAATTTAAAACAAAATGAACCTCATGAAATAGAAGCTACGGAAGATGGTACAGTATTTGTTAATATATTTTCTACAGAACATCAAGCAAAGTCAAAAGGTTATTAAATAATGGATCCAATAACAATACTATCTGCATTTGCTCCTGTAGTAATGGACTTAGGTAAGTCCCTTATTAGTAAGTTTATAGCACCTGATGTATTTAAACCTGCAACTATAGAACAGTATACTCAAATGAAGTCTATTGATCTAGAGTTTTTTAAAGTAATGAATGAGGTTGGAGCAGGTAATCCATCATACCCTTGGGTAGAAGCTGCGGTTAGATTAATGAGGCCTTTAATAGGCCTTCTTGTGCTTTCTACATGGGTATATACTATAGCTAGTGGACACCCTAGTGAAGAGGTTAATAACTTTGCTAGTGCAGTAGGTTTCTACTTATTTGGTGAGCGTAGCTTATTTTATATTAAAAAGAAATGAATCTTATAACAGTTGAGTCGTGTAAGGCAGTTTACAGAATGTTACGTGAACTTCCACCCTTCAACAGATATAAGTTACCAAGTCCTTCCGAGATAGAGTTTTTAGTTGTAGATGATCCTGAAATGTATGGATCTTACTCACCTGAACCTCACTGTATTACAATGAGTACAAGTAAGATGAGTCTACTCCAAACCCTAGAGAAAACAATGGCACATGAGATGGTACATCTTATTCTATACCTTCAGGGTAAACGATATGAACTCCATAACAAAAACTTCTATAAACTAACATACCAAGTAGCCGAGATATACGGCTGGGAACCCAAGGACTTATAATGGAACATTTACAAGAATCAACTAAACACATACTAGATACTGCATCTATTGCAACAGCAGTAGGAACTATGATGCAATTACTGCCTGCTATTGCAGCTTTATTTACTATTATATGGACTTGTATTCGTATTTACGAAACTAAGACAGTACAAAAACTATTAGGTAAACATAAGGATTAATCATGGCTGTTTCAGGAACCACAACCTTTACCGTTACAAGAGATCAAATCATTGAGTCTGCTTTACGTAGTTTAGCAGTACTAGAAGAAGGTGCACAGCCTTCAGCTACTACAATTGAGAACTCATCATTCTCTTTAAACCTTATTCTAAAGAAGTGGCAATCTGAAGGTATTAAACTTTGGACTGTTGTTGAGTATACAATACCTCTTGTTAATAGTCAAACTGCTTATACTATAGGACCCTCAGCTACTTATGATTTAAATGCTGATAAACCTTTAAGAGTTATCCAAGCATTCTTAAGAAACATGACATCCCCTACAAATGGTGTAGCTGAGATTTCATTACTATCAGGTGGATCAGGTTATGTAACACAACCTACTAATGCTGTAGCTGTTACAGGTGGGACAGGTACTGGTGCTACATTTAACTTAACCTTCTTAGGTGGTGTTGCTACTAGTGCAGCTCTTCAATCTAATGGTGGTAACTACTCAGTAGGTGATGTACTTACTGTATTAGGTGGTACTTATACAACCCCTGCTACTATAACAGTTAATAGTCTTTACAATACATTTATTGATTTACCTATGAATCTTATCTCTCAACAAGAGTATAACATCTTAGGTAGTAAATCTTCACAAGGTACTACAAACTCAGTGTTCTATAAAGCATGGAGAGATTATGGTGAAGTTAAAGTGTTCTTAACTCCTAATGCTAATACCTCTGAAAACTATGAGTTACACTTGACAGTGCAACGTCCTATTATGGACATCACTAAACCTAATGAAAACTTTGACTTTCCTAGTGAATGGTTCTTAGCTCTTAAATGGGCATTAGTAGCAGAGCTTGCTTCTGATTATGAAAAGACTTTAAATGATAAAAGTTACTACGAACAAAAAGCTACAACGCTTAAGAATGAATTAATGGATTGGGATATTGAGTGGACATCTACTTATTTCCAACCAGATGTACGTGGTGGGTTTAACAGAGACTTCCACTAATGCCTATTGTTAATATACCGTTAGCTAACTCTTTAAAGAACAGAACTAATAGTCTTACTAAAGACTCTAAGATGGTTAACTGTTTTAAAGAAACTTACCCTGATGGTAAAACTTTAGTTATTAAAAGACCAGGTAAAGCTAATTATACTATAACCCCTGCACTACCAGATCCTGGTCAAGGCTTATGGAGTTATAATAATAACTTATATGCTGTTGCTGGAGGCACTTTATATCAAATAACTGGTGGTACAAGTGTATCTAAAAAGACTGGTTTAAATGCTGTTAACACTGTTAGTTGGGTTAATACCCTAGATACCTCTAGTCCTCATCCTTATATGGTATTTCATGATCAAGTTAATGGGTACTATTTAGATGCAGTAGGATCTGTTGTATTAATAAATGGGCAAGTAAATTTAGTAGTATTAACTAATGGTGGTACTGGTTATCCTTCAGGTGGTGGTAATTTTACTATTACAGGTTCGGGTGGTGGTTCTGGGGCTACAGGGGTTTATTCAACTCTTAGTGGTTCTGTAACTAACCTTACCTTAACAAACCCTGGTACTGGGTACTCAGGTACTCTTACAGTTGTATTTGATAATCCTGCTTTTAGTGGTACTGGTAGTATTTCTACTGTAGCTGGTGGAACATTAACTGTTACTGCAGTGACCTCAGGTGCTTTATTTAATGGTATGACTGTTACAGGTACTGGCGTCTCAGCAGGTACTAAGATTACAAGTCAAGTAACATCTACAGATGCAGCAGTTGCTACAACAACATGGGTTAGTGGTGGTCTTGTAGGTGCAACTACTGTAGTATTATCTAGCGTTACTGGTATAGAAGTTAATCAACTTGTAACTGGTACTGGTATAGCTAATGGTAATATAGTTACAGATGTAGATACTGATACTAAAACAATTACAATTAGTAGTGCGTTTACTGTAAAAGCAGCAGGTACTTATAACTTTTATGATCAAGGAGGCACAGGTACTTATTTAGTTACTCCTTCTCAAACTGTAGCTAGTACTGGTATAACAGGAACTGTAGGCACTGCTGCTACTGCTACAGCTTCATTAAATAGTTTTCCAAATAATCCTGTACCAGGTTTAGTATACCTAGACGGTTATGTATTTGCCATGGACTCTCAAGGTCAAATATGGCAATCAGATAATGAAAACCCAACATCATGGGGGGCTTTAAACTATACATCTGCTAAATCAGAAGCTGATGATGGTAAAGCAATAGCAAGACATCTTAACTATATTATAGCATTTAAAGAGTGGACTGCTGACTTCTTCTTTGATGCTGGTAATGCAACTGGTTCTGTATTGTCTATTAACCAGTCTGCTCATATGGAAATAGGATGTGCTGATGGTAACTCTGTACAAAACCCAGAACAAAGTCTTATTTGGATGGGTAATGTAGTAGAAGGTGGTAGAGGTATTTACATGCTTAATGGTTTATCCCCCACCAAGGTATCTACAAAGGCCGTAGAGACGTTTTTAAATGCAAGTAACCTAACAGGTACATACTCTTGGTTATATAAGATTGCAGGCCATACTTTGTATGGTTTAGTACTAACAGATCAAAATGTTACACTTGTGTTTGACATGCAAGAAAATGAGTGGCATGTTTGGACTACAAGTAAAGATAACATTGGTGGTGGTGAAGCTTACTTTGAATGTTCATTTGTTACCCAGTTTCCTTATAACAGCGGTGCTTTCTATGTACTAGATGCTGTTAATGGTTTAGTGTTTACTTTAAGTCCTACTAACTATGTAGACCCTTTTGGTCCGATTAGAATGCGTGTTGTTACTGATCGTATGGATTTTAATACCTTTGCATTTAAAGTAGGCAGTGCTTTAACAATCTTTGGTGATCAAATTAACGATGTTATGCAAGTTAGACACACTGAAGATGATTATAATACTTGGTCTCAATATAGAAACATTAACCTTAACTTACAGAAACCATGCCTATATCAACTAGGTAGGTTTAGACGTAGAGCTTATGAGTTTTTATACACTGGTAATAACCCTTTACGTTTAGAGAAAGTAGACTTGAACTTGAGTGGTCGTTTAGATAACTCTCAAGAATAACTAATGCAAGTATCTATAGTAGACACAAAAGATATTGAATCTATGTGGCCCCTTATTGAGGGTTACATGAAAAGAGCAGCTAAGTATACTTATGGTAGATTTGAAGCTGAAGATATTAAAGAAGGATTATTAAAACAACCACAACAACTTTGGATTGCTTTTGATGATACAAAGATCTATGGTGCTGTAGTTACTGAAGTAACACACTACCCTAGAATGACAGCCCTGACTGTACACTTTTTAGCAGGTATTGAGTTTGAAACATGGAAAGACCCAATGCTTAAATTAGTGCAACAGTTTGGTAAAGATAATGGTTGTAAATTAATTGATAGCTATGGACGTCCTGGTTGGGAAAGAGTCTGGGCTAACTATGGTTATACTAAACGTTTTATATTTTATGAATTACCTCTGGAGAATTAACAATGATAAACTTATTTAATTGGGTAACTACTTTAGTAGAGACTTTTACTTTCTATGGTGGAGGTAAAGGTGGAGGAGGTTCCTCTTCTAGTTCACAAGCTGTAGATTTCTTTGGTAAAGGAGACAGAGCTCCTTATGCTGATTTACTTGGTTCTTTATTATTAGGTACTGGTGGTATTGGAGCCACAGCTGGTTCTTATGTAAATGCTCAAGGTAAAACAGTTAAAGCTGGTACAAAGGGTGCTACTTATGTTCCTGGTGAAGAGGGTATGGGTATAGGTGATTTTATTACAAATATGCCTGGTTATCAATTTCAATATGGACAAGGATTAGAAGCTCTTAATAGGCAGTTTGCAGCTACTGGTGTAGGACAAACTGGTGCTCAAAACGTAGCATTACAAAACTATGGTAATTCATATGCAGGAAATGCATTACAACAACTTATTTCTAACTTAGCAGCTCCTTCTGGTGCTGGTTTAATTGGTAATAGTTCTTCATCATCTTCTACAGGTGCAAGCCCAATTCCAGGTATGCTTGGTACTCTTGGTGCTGCTTATATGATGATGCCTTCAGATAGAAATCTTAAAACTAACATTAAACATATTAATACTATTAATGGTATTAAGATTTATAGCTTTAATTATATCTGGTCATATATTAAATCTATTGGTGTTATGGCACAAGATCTTCTTAAGATGCCTGAATATAAACATGCAGTATATGCAACTAATATAGGTTATGTTGTAGACTACTCTAAACTACCTATTTAATTAAGGAATAATTATGGCACAATCATTTGGTGAAGGTTGGTTACAAGGGGTTCAAATTGCTGGTTTAATGAATCAACGAAGACTTGAACAGTCTATTGATGAGGCAGGTAAATCAGTAAAAGAAGAAATGCAAAAAGAAAAAGAGCTTAGGACTCAACAAGAGCAAGCTCAACAAGAACTCTTTGCTAGAGCTAATACTCCTAAACCACAAGAAACTCCTAGTACTTACCAACAAGGTGACTCATTAGGACTTCAAGGGTATCAGACTGGTAGTAAACCTATACAAACTACAGTTCTTACAGCACCTGCTGGTTATGGTACTAGAGAGGATGGTACTACTACTGATCAAACTTTAATAGGTAACTATGGTACTACTGCTTCTTTTAAAGGTGAGAAACCTACATTAGAAGATAAACGTATGATGCAGAAAGATTTACAAAGACCTTTTAATGGTCCTCAAGATAATAATATATTAGACTTGGCTCAAGTACCAGGTATGAAAACAGAAACTACACCTCAAGAAGTTGCTAAACCTAAAGTACTAGATACTTTAAATGCTAATATTACAGCTGCTGATAGAGCTAAAGAAGCTTATGATTATAATACAAGAGTTATTCAAAAACTTCAACAAGGTGGTAATGCCAGAGCAGCTTTAGAGTTTGGTAGTAAAGTTGCTAGTTCAGAACTTACTTTAGCTCAAGCTGATCATATGAAGTTTACAACAGTATCTGCTTTATCTAAAAAAGTAGGTGATATGGCTAGTAATGCTTTAGAAGCAATACAACAACCTGGTGCTGATGTTAATAAGATTTACTTAGACACTTTAACAAGTGCTAAAGAAGACTTAGGTTATACTGGTAAGTTACCTTTTAGTTTAGATCCTAGAGAGAATATTAAAACATTACAAATGTTACAAAAGAACTCTCTTACCACAGCTGAGAAAGCGGAACTTGGTATTAAACAAGCTGTTGCTTCTCAAAAGTCTGTTATGGACAATGCAGAACTTGCTATTAAACAAGACAAGTTAACTCTTGATAAAATTAATACAGGTATTGCTATGAATAAAGAAACTCGTGAGTCAGCTACAGCAAGTTTTAATCGTTTAGCTGAGAACGTTAAACTTCAATTCCAAGCTATTAATAGTATTAACTCTGTAATGGATGAAGATTACAAGAAAGCTTTAAAACCTAGCTATGATGCTAACTTAAAAGCTCTTCAACAATACTCTAAAGCATTAAATGTTCCAATGCCAAACATTGCAGTTGGTACTCCAGGTAATCCTTTTGCTGGTGCTAAACCTGTACCAGCAGCTATACCAACCCCAGTAGCTGCTCCAGTATCACCTAATGCTCAACCAGTGAATAATGCATTCCCTGCTGATGTATTACAAGATGCTGGTGTTGCTGATGAAGCTGGTGGTTATGTACCACCTACACCTAAGACTCCTGCTCAAACAGCACAAGAAGCTAAAACTCGTGCTGCAACTAAAGAGAACATTAAAGCTCAGATTGATGCATTACAAGAATCTACTAAATCTGCTCCAGAACGAGGTGCAAATGCTACTATGAAAGTTGCTAAAGCTGGTTATAAAGCTACTGCTAAAGTAGCAAATGAGGCAGGTAAAGCTATATCTGATTGGGCTGTTGGTAAAGACCAAGCAGAAGTACAAGCTAAAATTATGGAACTTCAAAAACAATTAGACGCACTTAAATAAATGGCAACAACAACTAAGCTAGATGAATCACCTTTCTTAAGTGAGGGTGAGGCTTTTACTAAAGATAAGCTTATTGAGTTTATTAAAGAACGCGAATCCTTTAGTGCAAAAGCATACAAAGATGGAGACCATTACTCTATAGGGTATGGTACTAAAGCATCTGGCCCTGATGAAACTATATCTAAAAAGGTAGCAGAACAACGTCTACTTCAGGATATTGATACTCGTGAGAAGTTTGTTCGTAACTTTGCTAAAGTTAAAGGTTATGATTGGAATGACTCACAAGTTAATAGTTTAGTTGACTTTCATTTTAATACAGGTCAAAAGAACTTTTTATCTCTTACTGACAATGGTAAACGTTCTAATGATGAGATTGCTATTAAACTTCCAGAATACAATAAAGTAGATGGTGAGTTTAATCAAGGTATTCAAAACCGTAGATTCCAAAACCAACTAGCATTTAGTACTCCTACTGAAACTAATTCATTACAAAACTTTGCGGGTGCTTCTACAGAGAAACCAGCACAAGTTGCTGTTATACCTCCACCACCTCAAGTTACTCCTACGTCAACAGCACCTACTAGTTTAACACAAATAGTACCTCCATCTACATTTACTAATACACCACCTATTCAAGTAGCAGCTAATACAAATCCTAATGTAGCTAGTGATGTTCCTACACCTCTTACAGATGTACCTCAATCTACTGCTCAACAATTTGGTTATGATCCTAACAAGTTTAAGTTTAATCAACCTCAACAAACAGCACCTGCTCCTACAGGTGAGTCCCCATTAGACAAAGACTTTAATGGTAATGTCTATAAAGCTTTTGTTAAAAACAATGATAAGAAATTAGCACAGAGTTACTTTGATAACATTAGTACATTTGCAAACAAAGGTACACTACCTACTAAAGAGTTTAATGGTCAAGTCTATAAGAACTTAATGGCTTATGGTGAAAAAGATTTAGCTCAAAAGTACTATAATAGTATGTCTAGTATCTATGCACAACAACCACAATCTCAACCTCAAGGTTCACCTACAACTGAAACTCCTCCAGCAGAACCCATAAAAGAACAAGGACTTTTAAAATCAATGGGTCAATCTGTTTTAAAAGAAACAATTCCTACTGGTGCTGGTTGGGCAGTAGGGGAACTTCTTGCTGGTGCTTTAGCCCCTGAAACAGGAGGAGCTTCTTTATTAGCAGTCCCTACTGCTAGACTTTTAGTTCCTAAACTTATAAACTTTGCTTCAAAGATTGCAGGTTTTACAGCTGGTCATGCTGGTGCTAATGCTATACAAAGTAATTTACTTCCAGAAACTATTAATAAAGCTATAGAAGAGGGAGAAATACAACATCCAAATGCAACTATGGTAGGTGGAATGATACCTTTTGGTTTATATGCTGGCTTTGGTTTGTCTAAAGCTGCTAGTAAAGAAATAAGTAGTGCTTGGGAAGCCTACACAAAAAATGGTGACATTAGTAAACTTAAATCACTTAAAACATGGTCTGAACCATTAGTTCAAGCGGGTTTTGGTGCTGGTATTGAAGGAGTCTCACAAGCAATACATGGTGAGTTTGATCCATCACGTATTTTAATTAGTGGTATGATGATGCCATTAGTAAGTGGTGATGAAACTCGTCTTGGTAAAGCTCTATCATTTAAAAATGTAAACTTTAAACCTAAAGAATCAGCAGAATCTATTATTGATAGGATTTCAAAGAGTGAATTCTTTGTACCTAAACAAGTAGATGATATACCTATTATAAACCTTGATAAGGAGACTAAAGGTGAATATGCAACTAGACACAATATTACTGAAGCTGAAGTTGATACTCATAAAGCTCATGAAGACTCTGTAAGAATTAAAGAGATTAACAATGTTCCTACAATGGAAGTGGACAATGCTAGTGTTATTAAAGAGTTTGCTACTAAGGCTTGGACTAAACTATATAACCTCCCAGAGAATACATTTAAAGACTTTCAGTCTTACTTAGACTTTAAGATTCAAAGAACTAAGATTGAACATCAAGAACCTGAGAGTGCTTTCCATACAAAGAATGCAGAGTCATTGGCTGCAGCTGAGCAAGAGTCATTTACTAGAAGACAAGAACATTATAATACAGTGGGTGATCTTCAAGCTGAGATTGATGGATTAAAAACATTACACCAATCAGAAACAAATCCTCAAGAAAAAGCTGATCTTACTAAACAAATTAATGATAAAGAAATAGAACTTAAAACATTAAAAGCAAATGAACCACCTGAAGCTTACATCTCTCATAAAGAGTTCTTAACAAGTGAAGATACACACAATGTATTAACAGGCTCTACTACTATTGGTGAAGCTTTAGACCGTCTTGTAGAAGGTAGTTTAGGTAACCCTGTTGAAAAAGCTTTATTTAAACTTCTTAGATCTAATAAATATATTAGTGAGATACCATTAAATCTTAATCCTAAAGTTCAACCTATAGATAAAGAAGGTTATATCATTTCTGGTTCTTATACTAGAAAGAAAATAGGTGAAGGGGCATTTGATAATGGTGTTTTAGATCTTAATAAAGATGCTAACTTACACACGTTTGGCCATGAAGTACTACATGCTGCTACTCTTAATGCAATGGATCATGACCCTGAGTTTGCTAAACAGATGGATGACTTCTTTGAAAAACTTAAAGCTACTGCAACTAAAGATGAAATGTGGGAAAGTCAAACTGAAAAGTCTTTCTACGGTTTAGCTGATGCTAGAGAGATGATCTCTGAAGCATTCTCTAATAATGAATTTCAAAGGTGGATGAGTGAAAGACCACCATTACTAGATGTTAAAGCTCCTAGTGCTTGGCAAGAGTTTAAAAACATTATTAAAGAATACCTTGGTAATGGTAAAGAAAATACTCAAACTGCATTAGATCAACTTATAGATCTTACACATCAGAACTTATCTAAAGACCAAAAGTTTAGTGATTTTACTAGAAAAGGTGGACCATCAGACCTTAGGTATAAAGATAGTTCTTATCAATCTTACCTAAGCCAGAGTGCTATGGAACAGGCTTCTGTTAATCCATTCTTTAATTTAGATAACTTAGGATTACCTCCTATGCCAACTAATGAAAAAGAATTGGCAGATGGTGCATTTATTTCAGCTAACGCTAAGATGATTGATAACATTAGAGGTATTAAACTATATCAAATAGCTATGACTGAAGGTCTAACTCCTGAAATGCAAAACAATATTAGATTGCATTTAGAAGGTATTAATAAGTTTTCTGATGAACTTAATGCTAGTATAGTTGATATTGATTCTACTCTTCAAGGATTAAAAGATACTATTGATAGTTTAAAAACTCAAGCTAAAGGTATATATGAAGCTAATGACTTTCAATTTGGTACTCCTAAACGTAATAAATACGAAGAGATTTTAGAAAAGAAATCTAAAAAAGAAACTCTTACTCAAGAAGAAAAAGACTTCTATGATAATATTGTTACTACAATTAATAAACCATATAGAGATTTAAGAGAAAAGTGGGAAGAACTTGAATTAGAATTACCTGAAAAACAAGCTGCATTAAAAACTGAACGTGATAAACTTACTAAACAAGTTGAAACTCCTACACCTCTTGCACCTGAAGAACAAGTAATTTTTGATAAATATTATCAACCTTTAATTAAAGAACTTACTAAAGCATATGAATACCTTAAAGACATTAACCCTGAACTTGCTAATCAATTAGGTGAAATGAGAGATGGTAAATTCTTTTTTAATAGAATGATGAACCCATTAACTCGTGAACAAATTAAAACTATGCAAGAGAATGGTACTATTGAAAATCCTAATTTCTTTGGTAAGATTAAGAATACCTTTTCAGAACTAGGTGGTAAACTAGAAGGGGGCTTTGACCCTGACTTAGGTAAACTATCTAGTGCTTCTAAGACTCGTTCATTCTGGGTTATTAAAGAACGTAATGGGGATAGAACTGTAGTTCAAATTGCTAAAGATGGTAAGATTTTTAAGTGGGAAAATCAAAAAGCTATATTAATTGGTAGAATGCCTCCGCGTGAACAGATGTTACGTGAAGGTGATACTTTCTTTGGTGGTAAATTAGCTCAAGGTTCTATTAAAGAAATTGAAGAACATGCACCTGTAACTTATAATAAAAACTCATTTGCAGTATTAATTCAAAAGATGAATGAAGCTCGTGAGGAAGTACGTCAAGATGCATACCTTAGAGAACTTATGGCATCTCCTATGATGAAACAAATTGCTTTACCTACTCATGCAGATGGTAAACTACAAGAGATTCCTGAAGGTTATTCTATACCTAAGAGTGTACAAAAGTATCCACCTTTAGCTGGTTACATGTTCCCTGTCCGTGTTTCTAATATTATTAATGACTTTGCTAAAGTATGGGACCCTACAGTATTAACTAATTTAACTAACATTATTGTTAAGAACATGAT